AAACTTGATCAGTTTCTTTGTCTTCTTGACATCGAAGTCAAGGAGTATTACGGTGAAGAAAGTAGGAGGATTAAGCATGGAGAGTGGTGACAGAAAAAAGTTAAAGATAGTGGAGAGGTATTCGTTTGATGACATCAACCATCTTCACAAGTTCACAGAGTATTTGTCTGGTGCTAAGTTCATGGTGCGTAAACACACTGACTACGTGGACGATGACGGTGACCCTGTGGACAAAGACGATGCGGTTGAGTCTTACACTTCTGTTGGTGTGTTGTATACGGACGGTGATGGTGGTGCCATGGAGTTTAGTTTCTCTGAGATATACGAGAACGAAGGATACCAGATTGAGATGGTAGGGTGTCAGTGGTGTGACATAACACCAGAATATATTCTTGCCATCAACGAAGTGTTCTTACATCCTGACCTGTATCAACATGGTGAGGTAGAGGTGTTTGAGTCTCCTTGTACTACTGTCTCGTGGGATAGTGACGAGCTAAATGAGCGTCTGCTTAATGCGAAAAAGGACCGAGAAAACAGGGTTGCACTTCAACACTGAGTGTGGTATACTAAACTATATAGATAACTAAGTATTAATATTATTACTAATACTATTACTAATACATAGGAACTACATATGACACGAGAACAGATGATTGAAGAACTGGTTGAGTACGAGTTTACTCAGGTCACGATGGTTGAGATCGTTCAGATGTACATCAAGTTGCAACGTGAGTTCATGGATCAGACTCTTGATGATGACGAGCTAGCCGGTAGGTACAACGATGTGTTTGGTGAGGACGAGGAGGTAATACACTGATGGCATTCGTTAAACTGCACCAGAACTGTGATGACTGTGGTTCAAGTGATGCGTTGTCCTACAACGAGGATGGATCTAGCTATTGTTTTGCTTGTGCTAAGTTTACCCCCTCACCAGAGGGCACAGGAGGCTCTGTGAGCAACATTAAAGAACGAGTAGTGCCGGGCCAAGGGTTCGATAGATCGGCCTTTGCAGAGCCATACAAGGGCTATCAGGACAGGGGTCTAACTGCCACCACCATGTCAGCGTACTCAGCACAGCAGAAGGCAGGCAACATTCTGTTTGGGTATCATGATCCTGTTGGTGAGTTAGTAGCGGTGAAGACTAGGTATCCAGACAAGCAGTTCAAGATCGCAGGGGATTGGAAGAAGGCTGGGTTGTACGGTCAGCACCTGTTCCCCAGTGGTGGTCAATACATAACCGTAGTGGAGGGAGAGTTCGATGCACTGGCATCCTATCAAATGTTTGGTGGTAAGTATCCTGTTGTGTCTATTCGTAATGGTGCCCAAGGTGCTGCTGCTGACTGTCGCCGCGCCTACGACTTTCTCGACCAGTACGATCATATTATCTTTTGCTTTGACAACGACGATCATGGCCGCTCTGCTGCTCTAGAGTGTGCTGATATCTTTGGTGGCAAGGCTCGCATCTTCCATCATGGTGAACACAAGGATGCGTGTGACTACCTGCTGAACGGTGACAAGGAAGAGTTTGTCAAGCGGTGGTGGGCGGCTAAGACCTACACACCTGATGGTATGGTGATGCTGGGTTCTCTGCGTGAGGCTCTGAAGAAACCATTGGAGGAGGCAGAGGTACGCTACCCATACAAGGGACTGGACGACATGACGTTTGGTATCAGGCCGACTGAGCTAGTTACCATCTGTGCTGGCTCTGGTCTGGGTAAGTCCACGTTCATGCGTGAGCTGGTGTTCTCCATACTGGGACAGACCAATGACAGGGTAGGACTAGCGTTCCTTGAAGAGACACCTGATCGTACTGCCCGTGGTCTGGTGGGATTACAGATCAACAAACCCATACACCTACCGGGCTGTGACTACTCACCCAGTGAGGTAGACCAAGTGTTCGACAGTCTGGATCTTGATGATCGTGTTGTGCTGTGGGATACGTTTGGTTCCAACAAGATAGAGAACGTACTGGCACGGTTCCGTTACCAGATCAAGGTACTGGGTGTGCAGTACATCGTGCTGGATCACATCTCCATACTGGTGTCAGATCAGGACAACGGTGACGAGCGCAAGGCCATCGACGAGATCATGACCAAGCTACGTATGTTCTGTCAGGAGATGCGGGTGGCTATGTTTGTTGTGTCACACCTGAAACGTCCTGATGGTAAGGGTCACGAGGACGGTGCATACACCAGCCTTGGTCAGCTACGTGGCAGTGCCGCCATTGCCCAGCTTAGTGACATCGTGTTAGGCTTGGAACGTAATGCACAGGCAGAAGATCCAATGGTACGTAACACCACCAACGTGCGTGTGCTGAAGAACAGATTCAGTGGTATGACAGGACCAGCCACTGCGCTGATGTATGACAAGGAGACAGGGAGGCTCACTGAGATATTTGAATGAGCAAAAGGTATGTGGTGCTAGCTGAAGAATATGCGTGTGATGGAGTATGGATAACTCAGGTTATAGCGAGAGGAACAAAAACAAAATGCCTTGAGTATGCGGATCTAATAAATCTAGGAGGGGCAGATCAACAATACCAGTATGCTGAAGTTATGTCTGAGGACGAATACGAAAAGGAAGATCCAGAGTGAGATGTGTTGCTTGTGATAAGATAATGACAGACTACGAGCTAACCAAGAAGTTCAGCAACAGCGGGGAGTTCGTTGATATGTGTAACGAGTGTAGCAGGTTCCTTGTCGAAGATGATTTGACAGCGGTAGGTAATGTAGATTATGCTACGCTCAGTGATCTAGAGGAGATACGAGATGTCGAAGATGGGACAATGGATTATGGAGCAGGAACAGAACAGGGAGATGAGGGATGGTGGTAGCGAACTATCAGAAAGACAGAAGCTTGATCTCGCCTACTACGAATACTGTGTTTATAGACATAGAGGCAGACGGCCTGAACCCTACGAAAGTACACTGCGTGGTTACCAAGAGATCGAACGAAGCTCACTTGACGCACTTATCTAGAAGGAGTTTGATGGATGAACTGGCAAAGGGTGGACAGGTATGCGGCCATAACGTTATCGGGTACGATCTTCCTGTGTTGCACAGGCTATGGGGTATACACGTTCAACAACACAGAGTTGTGGACACACTTGTACTTTCTCGTTTATTTCATCCCGATCTGGATGGTGGTCACAGCTTGGCTTCTTGGGGAACTAGGCTCGGCTTTCCTAAAGGAGATCATTCGGATTGGTCGGAGTATTCTGAGGAGATGCTGGAGTATTGCAAAAGAGATGTGGATGTCACTGAGAGACTACATGATTCTCTTATCCAGCAGATGAGGTTGTTTGGATTCACTCAGCACTGTGTTGATCTTGAGCATAGCGTTGCGTTCATATGCAAGGATCAGGAAGACAACGGCTTTGAGTTCAACAAACAGAAAGCTATTGATCTGTACGAAGAACTGACTACCCGTATGCACAGGATTGAGAGTGATCTGCAACGTGTGTTCCCACCCATAGTGGAGGAAAGGATCAGTGATAAAACACAGAAGAGACTCAAGGACAAGGTTACGGTATTCAATGTCGGCAGTAGACAACAGATTGCAGAGCGTCTTGCTAGTAAGGGTGCAGTTTGGAAGGAACTCACTCCCGCAGGTAAACCGAAGGTGGATGAGAAAACGCTCAAGGAGCAGGCTGACATTCCCGAAGCAAAGATTATACTCCGTTATCTTCTATGCCAGAAACGAGCATCACAGGTTGACTCGTGGATTAAAGCAGTTGGAGAAGGCAAGAGGATACATGGACGAGTCCGTCACATTGGAGCGGTTACCGGAAGGATGGCGCACTCCAGTCCGAACATGGCTCAAGTCCCTGCTGTAAGGGCTGAGTACGGTAAGCAGTGTCGTGAGTTGTTTACTGTTCCTGATGGTCATGTTCTTGTTGGTGCTGATGCTAGTGGTCTTGAGCTACGTATGCTGGCTCACTACATGGACGACGAGAACTACACCAAGGAGATACTCACTGGTGACATACACACAGCCAACCAGAAGGCCGCAGGCTTAGACAACAGGGATGATGCCAAGACATTTATCTATGCGTTCTTGTATGGTGCAGGTGATGCCAAGATAGGTAGTATCGTGGGTGGTAGTGCTGCTCATGGTAAGAGACTGAAGGCATCGTTCCTTGAGAACACACCAGCACTGGCTGACTTACGTGCTGAGACTATGGCAGATGCAGAGACAGGATTCCTCAGTGGTCTTGATGGTAGACGCATACGTGTACGATCTGCTCATGCCGCACTGAACACACTGCTACAGGGCGCTGGCGCTGTGGTGATGAAGCAAGCCATCGTCATCCTGTATGACCTGCTGGAACGTGTTGACTTCAAGCTGGTGGCACAGGTACACGACGAGTGGCAGATAGAATGCAAACCAGAAGACGCAGACTTCATTGGTAAGTCTTGTGTTAACGCAATGGTATTCGCAGGCGAAGTCCTGCAACTGAACTGTCCGTTGGACGGAGAGTATAGAGTTGGTACTAGTTGGTGCGATACACACTAGCACAATTCTATTTTATGTGGTATAATATTATGGTAAGTTTAACTAGCGGAGATATGCTATATGTCTAATGAAGCACCCAATGTAATGGTCAAGTGTGACTTGTTCTGGCCCAACCTAACTCACAAGAATGAGTTAGCTGGTAAGTACACGGTCGATCTTGGTAACCTGTCTGACGCTGCGGTGACTGCGTTGGAGGATATGGGTCTTACTATTAACAACAAGGGGGATGAACGTGGACAGTACATCACCTGTAAATCCAACAACAAGTATCGTGCATTCAACCCAGATGGATCAGAGTTGCTCATCAAGGGACGAACACCACGAGACGAAATGGATGACCCCGAATCAGGAGTCATTGTGGGTAATGGTTCCAAGGCCAAGTGCCTCATCGGGTATTACGATTGGGAGTACCTCAAGAAGAAAGGTCGTAGTGCCACGCTCAAGCGCCTTGTGATTGAAGAGGTTCTTGAGTACGCACCTGAAGTCGTAGAGATGGAAGCTCTGTGATATTAATTGATGGTGATATGCTGGTGTACCGTGTGGGGTTTGCTTGTGACAACGAGTCAGAGAACGTTGCAACGCAGACCCTAGACAACTACCTGTCTGAGATGATCATGGATCTATCTGACCACTACACATCCAGCATTGTCTACCTCACTGGTAAGGGCAACTTCAGGGACGAGGTTGCTGTTACCCAACCATACAAAGGTAATCGTGACAACAAGCGCGTACCAGTACACAAGAAAATGCTCCGTGATTTCATGGTGTCAGAATGGAACGCACTAGTTGTTGATGGTATGGAAGCTGATGATGCTATTGCTATCAAGGCTACTGAGCTAGACCACAACGCCATCATCTGTTCGTTGGACAAAGACTTCAAGCAGGTGCCTTGTCCTATGTATGACTACACCAAGAAAAAAGTAAACTCAAGTTTACCTGACGATGCTATGCGCTGGTTGTACAAGCAAGCGTTGATGGGTGACCGTGTTGATAACATACCGGGCATACATGGTATCGGTCCTAAGAAAGCAGACAAGATCATTGATCCTTGTACTACTGAATGGGAATGCTACAGCGTGTGCCTGACTCACTACTGGGACAACGAGTTAGATGAAGACAGGTTACTAGAAAGTCTCAATCTGCTTTATCTGTTACGTTCACCTGACGACAGGTACACCAAGCCAAGTGAAATATGATTCCAAGTTTGAGAAAGAAGTTCATGAGATTATGCAGGGATGCGAGTACCACCCAGAAGAACGACTGTTTTATCTTGTTCCTAAATACTATGAGCCTGACTTTGTTTACAAGCACAGATCCAAGACTGTATACATAGAAGCAAAGGGACGGTTCCGTACATCTGAAGAGGCACGTAAGTATGTCATTATTTCAGAAACACTCAGCCCAAAAGAGGAGTTGGTATTTCTCTTCCAACGTCCCAAGACCCCCATGCCGGGATCACGAAGAAGAAAAGACGGTACACGCTACACAATGGAAGAGTGGGCAGACAAAAACGGATTCAAGTGGTACACTATTGAAACAATACCATCAGGGTGGAAGCTATGACTAGGCACTTAGTAATACCAGACACACAGATCAAACCTGATTGTCCTATTGATCATATGTACTGGGCAGGACGCTACGCCTGTGCCATGAAACCTGACGTTATTATTCATCTGGGGGATCACTGGGATATGCCATCGTTGTCATCGTATGACGTAGGCAAGAAGTCCTTTGAAGGTAGGCGCTACTCTGCTGACGTAGAGGCAGGCAACGAAGCCATGCAGGTGTTCATGGATTGCATCAGGTCAGAGCAGCAACGCCTACGTAAACGCAAGAAGAAGATATGGAAGCCACGCCTTATCTTTACTCTTGGTAATCACGAGTACAGGATAGAACGTGCAGTAGAGAACGATGCTAAACTAGAAGGACTGATGAGCTATGAAGACCTTAACTTGCGTGGTTGGGAGGTTCTTCCGTATCTTCAGCCTATCATTGTGGATGGTATCGCTTATTGTCATTTTTTCACTAGCGGTGTTATGGGCCGCCCAGTCACGAATGCAAAGCTACTGCTCCAAAAGAAGCATATGTCATGCGTCATGGGACACGTACAAGACAGAGACATCGCGTTCGACAGAAATGCGGCAGGAAAAAGAATGACATCTCTGTTTGCTGGTATCTTCTATCAGCATGACGAAGAGTATCTAAACCCACAGACTAACGGATCATGGTCTGGTTTGTGGGTGTTCAACGAAGTAGATAACGGCACGTTTGATGAGATGCCCGTGTCTATGTCATACCTGCGGGGGAAGTACGGTGTTAACTCTTGATGAAATACTAGAACGAGTAGCCTCACGATACGATGAGGTAACAATAATGGAAGCACTAGAGATTACATCAGAAGAGTTAGTCGAAAGGTTTGCTGATAAAGTAAACACTAACAGTTGGAAGTTTGACTTGGAGGAAGAGTGTGAGTGTTGACAACGCTACGCCAGATGAGTGGAACAAAGCTAGCAAGACAGTCTATGGTAGCCTGTACCATCCCAACGATCACTCACTGAAGAAACAAGTAGGCGGTGATCACTACAAAAAATTAAAGATACAACCGATAGAGTACGCTCTTGCTAATGATCTAGGTATATGCGAACACGCAGTTGTTAAGTATGTTTCTAGATGGAAGGACAAGAACGGAATAGAAGACCTACGCAAAGCTATCCACTATATTGAGATGCTAATACAGCGAGAGCTAAATGAAGATAGTTGAAGGAAACTTTGGTAGCAAAGATGGTACAGATTCTGTCAAGACATCTGATTTTCTTGCCGTGTTATCAGCACGAAGCAAGGAGTATGAAGAAGAAGGAAGACCAATCAAGTGTGTTGTTGTTATGTACGAAGACGGTGCTGTGTTTGAAGTAACAGCTACCGAACAATACCCTGATGGTGTATACTTACTTCTTGGATTGGCTAAGGCCGCAATTGAAAACGAAACGCTAGGGATAACTTAGTAGTGCAAAGCCCCTGCGTTAAGCTATGTAAGCTGGTGAACGATGAGTGTATTGGCTGTCATAGAACAAAGGAAGAGATAACCAAGTGGACAACATTTACAGATGAACAAAGGAGCAACATAATTGGACGCATATCAACAGTACATACACAAGAGCCGATACGCACGATACCTACCAGAAGAAAAGCGTAGAGAAACATGGGAAGAAACAGTAAACAGGTACGTCAACTACTGGGTTGATCGTGCTGACCTCAATGACTTTGAGGTGTCCGAGATATTCAAAGCTGTCCATGATCTAGATGTCATGCCGTCTATGCGAGCGTTGATGACTGCTGGCGAGGCACTGGATCGTGACAACGTAGCTGGATTCAACTGTAGCTACCTGCCAATTGACCACCCCAAAGCATTCGATGAGATGATGTACGTCCTCATGTGTGGCACAGGTGTAGGCTTCAGTGTTGAGCGACAGTACGTACAGAAACTACCAGAAGTAGCGGAGACATTCCATGCAACCGACACAGTTATTAATGTGGCAGATTCGAAGATCGGATGGGCGAAATCGTTTAGGGAGTTGGTATCACTGCTGTATTCAGGTCAAATTCCCCAATGGGATACAAGCAGAGTTAGACCTGCAGGTTCCCCGCTCAGAGTTTTTGGCGGTAGAGCATCGGGTCCAGAGCCTTTGCTCGAACTGTTCCGATTCACAGTTGACCTCTTTCAAGCTGCGGCTGGCCGAAGACTTAGCTCCGTTGAATGCCACGATCTTTGCTGCAAGATTGCTCAAATCGTCGTTGTCGGAGGAGTCAGACGTTCAGCCCTCATCAGTCTCTCCAACCTTACAGACGACAGACTTCGACGGTGTAAGCACGGTCAGTGGTGGGTAGATAACCCCCAACGAGGATTAGCTAACAACTCTGCGTGTTACACAGAGAAGCCAGACTTTGAGGCATTTTTAAATGAGTGGACAAGCCTTTACGAATCCCGATCCGGAGAGCGAGGCGTCTTTTCTAGAGTGGCTAGTCAAAAGCAAGCTGCAAGAAACGAGCGACGAGATGCTACTTACGATTTTGGAACTAATCCATGTAGTGAAATCATCCTCCGACCCTATCAATTCTGCAATCTATCGGAGGTTGTTGTCCGGTCAACCGATACGCTCGCAAACCTCAAACGAAAAGTACGCATTGCGACTATCCTTGGAACTCTACAGGCTACCCTGACTGACTTTAGATACCTGCGTAACATCTGGAAAGTAAACACAGAAGACGAAGCACTGCTTGGTGTTAGTCTTACTGGCATCATGGATCATCCCATGTTATCAGGACGAGGAGACAAGAATGAACTCAAGAAGTGGCTCAAAGCTATGCGACAAGAAGCAATCAAAACGAACAAGGAGTGGGCTGGCCGATTGGGTATCAATATATCTACCGCTATCACTGCGGTTAAGCCTTCAGGCACTGTTAGTCAGTTGGTCGATTCTGCTTCTGGTATCCATCCTCGTTATTCTGATCAATACATTCGACGTGTACGTGCAGATGCTCGTGACCCGCTTTGCACCGTCTTAGAAGCCGCAGGAATCCCCGTAGAGGATGATGTTATGTCACCCAGTACCAAGGTATTCAGCTTCCCTATAGCGTCTCCTGACGGCGCTGTGACAGCCGCAGAGATGGGTGCTATGGAGCAGCTAGAACTGTGGGAGATATATCAGGACGAATGGTGTGAACACAAGCCGTCGATGACTTGCTACTACAGAGACGATGAGTTCTTGGAAGTAGGACAATGGTTGTACAACAAGTTCGATAAGGTATCTGGTATCAGCTTCTTACCGTACTCAGACCACACGTACCAGCAGGCACCATATGAGCCTGTGGACAAGAAAGAGTACAGACAACTTGTAAAAGACTTCCCGAAGGAAATATCGTGGGATATAGAAGAAGCCAGCGATATGACCGAAGGATCACAACAACTGGCTTGTACAGGAAACAATTGTGAACTATAAAATACTGCTAGTGATTTGTATACTTTTGTTATCTAACGTTGCTTCTCCTGCGGTTCTTATCGCATAAAGAAGATAGAGTAACCTTTGTTACCACCGCCTACGTCCTCTGGCTTGTCTTTCGGGTCATGGGACGTAGGTATTCCTTCCTGCTGCATTGCTTTGATGCGGTCTTTAGAACGCTGACACATACTGTGATAGTCGATAGACGTAAATGATACGCTGTGCTTGTCGTTGTTGTTCTTGGTTTTCATTCTTTAAAAGCTCCTTCAATAATCTTACCGACAATAGGTAAGGCGTTCATTGACTCACGAGGTATTGGATCAGGTGTTTCACCTGCCAGCACAGCCCGTGCTACATCAGCGGTATCTTCTATGACTGCTGACGGGAACGTGGCAGTAACAGGCGGTAACAAATTAGTTGCTATAGCTTGAAGAGGATTACTCATAAACTTGTCATAGCCGTAGTCATTAGCACCCATAGCACCAAATGTCAATACCGAACCCACTTGATACAAAGCCCCTATTGCAGCTTGTTCTGGGTCTGGTACATCACCCTTGATAACTTGACGACCTTCATTGACAATACCGTAACCACCACCTGACAGGACCATGTACCGCATTGCATTCTGCAAAGCCTGTCTCTTGTTACCTTCCTTCCATTCTTTAAATATCCTACGCTCCATCAAATCAAACTGCTTGATGGCAAAACCTTTGAGCATATAAAACAAACGAGCATTAGGATTAGCAAGACCAAAGGCTGTTTGAGCCGCTGCGTTGATAGGCTGTAGCTTAAACAGATCAAACATTACGAGATCACGTACTAACTCACTCTCAGTGTTACCAGCAAGTATGTCTCTTTTTACTTGATCTAGCTCGCCTCTACTAAAGCTGTACTGCCACTTGTTATCAAAAGCACCACTATTAATATCTTGACGCGCCTTACGAAAAGAAGCACCCATGATGCGGCTCTTACCAAACTGATCCAGCTTGGCAAAACCAGACCACTTCATTGACCACTCAAGAAGAGACTCACTAGCTTGTGCAGCATTTTCTAAAAACTTATTACCACTAAGCTTTTCACCAAGCAGTTTTTGATCTGTCCCTTTTCGTGCTTTACGAACAAAATCACCAAACACCTGTCGAGCAAGTCCCATGTCAGAAACACTAAAACGTATACCGTCTTTACCAAACAACGAAGCTATGACGTTTCGCGTACCTAGCTCAAATGATGCGTTAAACAGGTCATGTACGTTCATCAACGCACCGTAAGGATTAGCAATAGTTCCTATGTACCCTAGACTTCGTATCAACTCTAGCTCATGGGACATACCCTTGTTAGCGTTGACACCCAAGTCATCAATAATTTCTATTGCGTTTTGTATCTGAACTTCAGACAACCCTTCTCGTTCCAATGCCTCTCGAATAATACGATCATCAAATAACTTAAAGCTTCCTGCTTCTTTGGCTGCTGTTTCTTCGAGTGTCTTTTTACCCTGTGCTACAACGGGTTTGCCTGCTGTGCGGAAACCTAGCTGCTTGCCTAGCTCTAGCCTAGTGAGAGTTTGACGCTGCCATCTCCAGTGAGAGTCAAAAATATTTTCATATTCTTTATCTGTACTAGCATTTTTTTCGCGCCACTTCTTCATAGAAGGACGTTTAATGTCTTTGGATGCCGCATCTTCTGCCTTGGCTGCTGCTCTTTGTCTAAAAGTACGTAGACTAGAATCTTGTGCAGTAGACGTTAAGTTAGAGTGCATCCACAAACGAGACAGATCACCTGCTGTCACTTCTCTACGATAACGACTAGAAAACTCTAGGTTGTCATCAAAGAATTTGTTGAGCCTTTCTTCTGCTCCGTCTCCTATTTCTTTTTTCGCTATGTTGATAGCAGCTTGAAGACGAGCCTCTCTAAACTCCTGCTTCAAACGAGAGTTCATTACGTCAAGCAGTGCATCGTTGAACTTCATGTTAGACTGAGCTAACTCACGAAAAGGCTCCATACCTTTCCACATCTTATCCAAAATGTTTTGACCACGAACAACACGGTTCATGCCACGTATAATACGAGCAGAAAAAGACTTACCTACTGTTTCTTCAGCAAGAGTAGCAATAGGAGAAGCAAGACGCCTTAGCTTTAGAATTGTACTTTGTGCTTGAGGTATAGTAGTGTTTGTGTCTGACACTAAACGACCAGTTGTTTGATCTAGCAGGTCTTGCCTCAACAAAGACAGCTCTTCTAATGAATCAAATTTCTGATTGATAGTGTCTCTTAACGCCTTTATTTCTTTATTAGAGTTATAGACCTTGTTGAACTGCTTCATGTTTACGCCCATGTCTTCAGCGTAAATACGCATACGAGTCAGCATACTGCCTAAGTCAGAAGGCAAAGCACCCTGCCTGCCTATAACATCACCTAAGTATTCTGTCTCTCGTAGTAATAGTTGAGTAGCTAACTCATCATTAGTTATTTCAGCAGTAGGACGATCAACCTTAACTTCTTGTAACAGTTGTTCTTGCAAGTCAGCTTTTTGTGCGTTTAACTCGTCAACAGACTTAACTTGACGACCTAAGTTTGGATCAAATATACTGTCAAATATACGACCAGCTACGGCACCACCTGCACTGTAGTAAGTACCTTTTATTAGTTTGTCTTCTACGCCTTCACCACTACCAATACCATATGCACCAAACTCTAAAGCACCAGCAGCAGTGCCAGAGGTAACCCCAAGAGCGCGTAAGGCATTAACAACACCAAAACTAGTAGGAATAGCACCAGCTATCTCCCCATAAAAAGCAGCACGAGGATTCATAAACTGATATTGTTCTCGTTCTTTGCGAATACGCTCTACAGCTACTTCGTAAGGCTCATCTGACATCAATGCTTCTAACTCTTCACTGCTTTGAAGAAGAAGACCACCCGCAACTTCTCTAATAAAGCCTGTTCTTTCCATCTCCTGTCTGTCTTTAACTGCTTTAAGATAGGTATTAACAGGATCAAGCTGTGTCAGCGGCTCTGCTACAACTGCTGGGGCGGTAGAGACAGCTCTATTTAGGTATTGTTGAACAGGATCTACACCCGGAACAACCTCTAACGGCTGCTCAGAGACACGTTTGGCTTTTACTTCTGCTTCAGGAAACCTTCCTGCTCGTTGTGGCACAGTGACTTCAGAAGGCACACGCGGCTGCATAGCTGCCATTTGAGTAGCTGCTAATTCAGACTCTAAGCGAGGTTCTGATGTAGGTGGTATAACCACAGGTTGTCGTGCAGGAACAGACACAGGAGCTAAAGCCTGTTCAGGAACTCTCTGCGCAGACACTTCTACTTCAGGGAATCGACCTGACCTCTCAGGTGTAACAATACGATTGAGGTAATGCTGTACGGGGTCTGGCTCTGCTTTTGGTTCAGGTATAGGCACCTGCCCACGCTGAGTAGGAACAATCTCTTCTAGCTCTGGTAACGGCGGTGGAGTTTCGTCTACCTTTTGTGCAGTTACGTCTATTTCTGGAAAACGACCAGAACGTTTTGGTACAGTAACTTCTTCAGGACTAGGTTTTTGTGGTATAGGCACCTGCCCACGTTTAGTAGGTATGATAGGCTCAAGAACTCTTTGTACATCAGTACGTACTTCTTGAAGTGTTTCTTTTAGTTTTTGTCTATCTACTTCGTTAGGAAACGTTGCTGAATAATCAATCAGATCGTCTGTTAAATTTTTATCTGTAATTCTTAAATCACCTAACTTAGTCGATTCAACTGTAGCAGGTTTAAATGTTACACCTTCATCTGTAATTCTTAGATTACCTAACTTAGTCGATTCAACTGTAGCAGGTTTAAGGGATACACCTTCATCTGTAATTCTTAGATTGCCCAGTTTAATTGACTCAGCAGGTTTACTTTCTAAGTTTTGAGGTACTGGTATATCTTTAGGTAACGGTAAAAATTGATTTGTTCTTTGAATAGTTTCTTTGTCTGGCTTAGTATGATGCTTACGAAAATAAAAATCTCTACCAGCTTTAATGTCACCAGTAGCTATCTTAGCTATGTTATCGTTTTTTTCTAGTCTATACATACGTATAAGAAAAAGTTCCTCTTGCTCTAAAGGACTAAGCTTGCGAGGATCTTTATGTTCTTTTGCTTGTTGAATGTATTCAGGTTCAGGTAGACCAGACTTTCTATAGTAAAGAGAAGCAGCATCTAAATCTTCTGAAAAAGGCGCAGGAAACCACTGGAAATCCCCCAGTGCACGATTGCCAGTATCTTTATTAGCTTTTCCTGTAGTGTTTCTGCCGCCAGAACTTTCTATTTGTTTGACTGCATCTACGTATGTTCTAATATTTTCTTCAGACTCTAAAGGAGAGACGCCAATATCGGACAGCATCCAAGTCACAATAGGTCTACTAAGAAGCGGGTCTGCTACCTTTGCTTCTAACTCTCTAGCTTCAGCCATTAGATATTAATTCCTTATTGGACGACCGCCTGACGACAACATTCCTGATTGCGCTTTTCTTCTCTCTTCAGATTCCCTTTGAAAGTCAGTTAAAGTTCTACCAAGACCTGCTCTCATTTGTGCAGGTGAAACATATGTAGTAGTAGGACGCGCTGGTGCACCAAACCCAGTACCAAACAAGTCAGCTACTGGACGATCCGACGGAGGCGGTGCTACTGGTGCTGGCTGCATTTGTGGACTAGGCGTAGCAGAAGTTGCTTCTTCCATCTTTTGAGTTTGATTCGCATAATCTAACTGATTAAGCCTACGAATAGCATCTTCTCGACTTAACTTTTCTGTTTTCATCAAAGAATTAATTGCTGCTTCTCTGAGAGCCTCTTCTTCTCTAGCTTGCTCTTTGTTTGCCATTCGTCCTGCTTCTAATTTAAGGTCTATTTTTTCGCCCATAATATCTAAAGCGTTTTTAACAGCAAGCTCTTGACTTATGTTTGGGTTCCGTTCATACTCAACCCCTACAAACTTAACAAACTGTTCTTGTTTGTCTTCATCTGCAAACACTTCACGAGCAGCTTCTACAGAGTCACGACCAAATATAAAAGTAGAAAGGCTATCTTGTTTGATAAACTGCTGTATCATTCCTGTAGCTGTAGATTCTATAGAAGCAGCTTTAAATAACGCCTTACCCTGTCGTTCAGCTTCGTCTTCTACCAGCTTTCTAATTGTATTGTTAGCTCGTACTAAGTCACCAACTTGACGCTGACCTGCAGGAAGATTCCTAACCTGCTGCGCTGATTGATATGCAGGATTGTTTTTAAATACTTCTGGGTTGTTTTTAACAAAGCTTGCATACTCTGGCTCAAGAACTTTAGCGCTTTCGTTTGCATTAGCAGCAACAACAAGCTCTCTTTGCGTAGTAGCTTGTTTAATTAACGAGACTCTTTCAGCATCTGTAACATTTTCTAAACCTGCTACGTATTCAGGAATGTTTCCAACAGAAGCATTACTTGCTATACGACCAGCCATACCGGTAAGGTCTAATTGTCTTTGATCTTGTAAAGAATCATATTGCTTTTGAAGACCATCGGCGGCTGTATTAATAGCTTTCGCACGATCAGGATTAGTAGTCATTAGACCAGCCGCTCTAGAACGCAACATAGCAATTCTTTCTAGAGTAGGCGCACCAGTTATTAATGCTTGAAGGTCTTTTTGTTGTTCCTGACGCTCTTTCTCTATAATGGCAAGACCGGGAGCCATAGCAGCGCCTTTTGCAGCCTCTGTTAAAGTCTGCTGATAAGTAGGAGTCAACAACCCTTGCAAAAATGTTTCTGAAAACTTAGCCATTATTGTTTACCCTTATTCAGTAGGAGGCTCGTCAGAACCAAACGCCTTACCAAGTACAGTTCCAATGATAGAACCAACACCGCCTCCAGCAGTAGCTACTGGGCTAAACAGACCACCAAGAAGACCAGAACCCACGCTACCCAACAAGTTAGCTCGTGCTTGTTCAGCTATCAGTCTAGCCTGCAGACCGCTCATCTGAGTCTCACCAAACTGACCAGCACCGAACAACTGAGCCTGTTGCTGCAACTGTGGGAACAACTTAGCAGCTTGCTGTACGTTTAGCATCTGAGCTTGTGGTACGTAAGAGGCACCCAGCAACTGTGTTCCTAGCGAAGCTTGTTGTGCTTGTTCTGCTTGTGCTTGTTGCAGTGCCATTAAAGAAGCTCTGTTTCTAGCTTCTTCTTGAGCCTGTGCGAGAGCCAACTGTTCTGGCGTACCACCAAACATAGAAGTACGTACACCTAAACGGCCTTGACTGGCTAGTCTTTCTTCTAAAGCAAGACGCTGACGTTCTTCTTCAGCAAGCTGTGTTGCGCGAATGCGATCAAATACTTCTTGTTCACGTTGTGCAGTAGGCGTCATGGCTTGTCCAAAGAACTGTTCAGCACCACCCATTAAACCTGCTTGCAATGCTTGTTCTTCAGGAGAAACAGAAAGCTCTGCTCCTACTCCTGTGATAGCACCTGTTGTGGGGTCTACTTCAGGAGTAACACCAAAACGTCCACCAGTAGCTGAAGTAACAGTAAACGGTCTAAACTTAGAAAGCTCTAGAGCCTGTTCAGCCATCTCCAACGCACCGGGAATACGTTGAGCATCTGCTCCTTCACCTACAGTAGTTCCTAGTACAGCTTGCTCACCTATGTCAGAAAGACGGTCATACGCTTCTTTGGTAAGAAGACCACCACCTATTGCTGCGCCACCTATTCCTAAAAGTGGACCTAATATTTCATCCATTATAGTAGTCCTCTCACAATATTATTCATACTGTTTTACCTATTAGTGCTAATACATTCATTTCCTGTAGGGATATAGAATTACCATTTACTTCTGTTTGTAATCCCACAGAAACTACAGACCCGTTGCCTGTGCAATTTAAAGATTTACGACTAATCAAATCACCAAGTGTAAATTCAACCGCCGTGTATTCTGACTCACCGTAAAAACCCGGTGTAGACGTACCCACTCTAAAGCGTGACGTATTAGCTTGAACCGAAAAGTCATACGTCCAGCTAAGAATGATGTCCGCATCATTACCACCAATAATTGTAGGTCTTATTTTTTTAAGTAATTTTAATTTTGATGGGTCACCAAACGTAAGACCGGGACTAGAGTAACGAAAAATATACGATGAGTTGTTGTCGTCGTAACCGCTGTACTTACCTATGCCATCAACAGTTCCAATGTAAACGTCACCGTTACGGTCCCTAGCAAAGCTCTTAAAGTTAACACTAGGCCACTTGGTTACACGGAACGAACCGTTCTCAAGACGACCCCTAAGATCAAAGCAGTAAATTAGATTGCTATCAGGCAAACCCAACAAGTAAAAGTAGTTCTCAGGGCTGTACACAGATGTAGCTGGGCTGGTTTTGTTAGCTAGCTTCCCAATTAAGTCTTGTTTTACATTACGACTAAGATCAGATACCGGCAGTGATTTTTCTTGTATTACTCTTCCAAGGCTTCGCAAACCATCATCACTTAAAAACAACAGATCAGTACCTATGCTCTGAACTGTCTTACGGTCAATACAACCAACACCCGACACAGTGTCTGACAGGGCCATAGAAGCCGGTGTTTCAGGGTTGCTGTACACCAGTATGCTGTGTTCCCCAAAGATCACCAGAAAGCCATTGTGGGCCGCTAGAGCCGTTACTTTGTCAGCCCCGTTAGGCCACGCCTTAGAGACGTCGATAGAGCCGCTAGAGCCACCACTAAAATCGTCACCATCCAGCAAGTCAGACCAGTAGATAGTAGTATCGTTGCTTGACGTACCCACTACCCATAGCCGACCGAAACCAGCAATCACCTCATGGCAGTACTGATTAGCCGTAACTGACGACCCCGGTACAGCAGTCATCTTGGTTACTGCACCCAAAGTGTCGCTATAAACCAACGGCTCGTAGCCACGTTGAAAGAAGTACGCATGGTCGTTAAAGTTTACAATCTTCCAGTCGTTAGCCGTAATGGTGTATGAGCCGGGGGTAGCATCTACCAGCGTAGTTGTGCCGGTCATTATCTTGTTGTTGCCAGTGCTAAATATGACTTCGTTACCAGCACTGTCGTAAAACTCATGGATGTTGTGGATGTAATCTGTACCTAAAACTGTCTTAGTCGTAGTAATAATTTCATTACCTTGACGAGATGCTAGACGACCTTGACGATCAATAATTGCATTATCTGCAATCTCAGCAAAAGACGTATCCTGAGCAAGAGGCGAATCTTCTGTGTTAATCCCTTGAAATGCAGGAGCAACTAAGTCGATGCTTTGTAAATTCTGAGCCATAGTAAATCCTACGGTGTATAGAAGATTGTTTCTTCAGGGTGTTTCTGTGCGTCTAAAGCAATAGCGTCAGACAAATGCTTATCAGCAATAGCAAAATACTCCGGTGTAGATGTACCGCCTGTTTCACCACGCTCACGGGCCAACAAAGCAATCGCCGTGTGAATAACAGGGCTGCTAGGTATAGCCAGTGTATCTGAGTCAGCACTAAGAGCTACGTTACGAATAACCATCTTTGCTTTTAGTGAGTACACTCCGTCAGGCTTAGGGTACACGTCAATCTGAGTGTCGCTACTTCCGTCTACACCGTTGTACGTAAAGTACTCAGGCGCGCCAGAGGCAGGAGTCTGTACAAAAAACTTGTCGTCAAACCAGTTTTGAGTTTGGTACTGCATTGTCAGGTTAGAGGTATCGTTGATAAGGTTTAGTACCTTGCCTTCGTTACCGCTACCTGTCAGTGAGTACGTGTAGTCGTCAGCAGCCGTAGTAATCGTAAGCGTTGTACGTAACGCTGACCAATCCCAAGCTGTTTCTACAAGCTCCTTTGCATCGTTAACAAAGTCACCTACCATTTTGCTGTACGTGTTTTCAGAGACGTTAGTTACTTCGTCTTCTCGTAGCCGTCTGAGTACGTTGTTTACTAAGTTTAAATAGGTCATGCTTTCATATTCCTAGCAATTATTTGTCCTAGTACATCCATAGAATTAGTAGGACGCATTAAACCAGATGCTTGAGTTATTGCAGGAGCGGCCATTAAACCACTGGCATAGTTAGTAGGCATTGACGGTTGCAAAGCTAATGGAACAGTCCGTGTATAAGGAACAAGTTTCATAAACGGAGTTGCAGATGCTTGACCACCACCAACGGACCCACCACCACCTGTTGCAGCTTCTGGTTCTTCTGTACCACCAATCTCTATTACTGGATCATCGTCGTAGTTCAAACTATCGTCAATTACACTACCTACAATAACTTTGGTAGTATCAGTATCGTCAACTGTAGCCCCACCACCGGGGATAGTTGTTTTACAAGAAGAACTAAAAGAACTTTCTGAATAAGTTCCTCCTGCACCGTCGTGGTAGCTTGTTACTAACGTTCCACCAGTGTCGCCTCTTGTTTCACAGTAAGCACTGGCATACGTACCCCTAGCTGGGTAATCAGGATCAGGATCGTTTAAATCTCCACCAACAAGTACAGTATCATCTGACTTTTTTGTATCATCCACTTTTAAATTGCTTGTTACAGTACCCAAGAGAGAAGAAAAAACATCTGTAGAGTTTGGGTCTCCACCAACAGTAGTAGTGGTGTCATCGTCTAAAGTACTGTCTGCTCCAATGTCTACTACGTCATCCGTTTCTAAAGTATCTTGAACAGTTCCTAGCAGTTGACTAAACCTATCTGTAGAATCTTCTTCTTCTTCGTCGTCAGTATCTACAGCGCCTCCAATACTTATGGCGTCTTGAATAGAAGTTTCAATAGCACTTGAAGTTGTAGAAAGAATAGTAGATCCTAATGTTGGACCTAAAATATCTACTATCCAACCACCAATAGTCTCTAAAGTATTGTCTACACCCCAAGGCGAGTCTTCAGTTCCTCCAAGAACGCCGTCTACTACCCCTTCAATTTCTTCACTTATTTTTCCAAGTGGATCTTCTGATGTAAAAATATCAGAAATAGTAACACCAATTTCTTTTAGTTTGTCTTCTAGTTCTCTGACAGTACCGCCAATAAAACCGGGAGGAAGAGGTATACCTGCTATGCCACCAAATACACCTACTTCAGTCCAATCTTTCCAAGAACCTGTTTTAGTTTTGGTGCCGTAAGTATCAATAAAATTATCAATAGCAGCTTGTGGATCTTCTGCTGTTTGTTTGATAATATCAATAGCTTCACCAGCAGTGTCAAAGATAGCGTCTACAATTTCTTTGCCGTACTTTTTTTCTAAAACAGTAACGTTAACGCCGTCAACTATTTCATCTTCTGTTGTTTCTGTGTCTGTTGTTTCTGTGTCTGTTGTTTCTGTGTCTGTTGGGTTTGCGTCTAACCACCTTTGAGCTTTATCTTTAATTCCTTGAGGTGCATCAGGATTGTTTAGTATTTCATTTGCTTTAGTTGTGGCTGCATCGCCAAATAAACAAACATTACCAGTTTGAGTAACAAGGCCCCCAGCAGCGTTGCATAGCTGCTTAGGCTCACGAATTTCTTTACGAACTGCCGCATTTAATGCCTTAATTTGAGCTAAGGTCATTCCCGGAGGAGCAGGTCCACCGTTAAGGTAAGCATCTACAAGACTAATCCACGTAGCAGAACCGGGACCATACTTATCTGGTGGTATAAAGGGGTTATCGTTTGGATCAAACTCTTCTGCCATTCTACTTACCCTTCATCTGCATTAGCTTGTCAGCACCACGTATACCAAAACTGGCCGTGACTGCTACGTAAAGCAAGTACTGGTAGTAATCAGGTAGCTTGTCTAACTCAGTAAACGCCATACCTACCCGTTGCATAATACTCAAGTCATCCATAGCCACTCCGTAACACACAGCCAACAGAGGCATCGACAGTACCACAGTAAACCACTCGTCTTTCCACGAGGTTGTACTAGCAGCAGCCATCTCTTGTTCCCACGTAGCTGTGTTTTTGATGACTTCCATCTTAGCTACGTGCTTGGCTTGTGACTGCTCGTGTCGGTTGTTTATCCAGTTCTTAGCGAGTCCAGCGATAGGGCTTATGAGTGCAGTCCACATATCAGTCTTCCTTAGCGAATCGACCTTTATCGTCACGCTTGCGTTTCTTCTCAAACAAGCCTTGGACTGTATCGGTTTCCCATATCCTGATGCCTACCCATACGATAGTAAACGTGGCAGATATAGGAGGAAGAATTGCACTGATAGTACCTAACATAGTTCCTACGCTCATTACGTCAACAATTTGCTTTGCGGACTCATCCATTACTTAACCCCTGTATAATACTTGCAGTAGTCCAGACAACTCCACCAGAAACTATTAGACCCGTAATGATTGCTGATACGTCTAACATACGTTTTTGTCTGCGTCTTTGTTTGTAAATCATGCGTTCACGTTTGGCTTTTATGTCCTTCCGCATCTGCATCATTTCTTTGTACGTCTCAACTCCGTATGCCCAAGTAATCAGTTCCCTTACTTGCTTTTCTTGTTCTTCTATCTTCTTCTTGGCTATAACAGCGTTGAGTGCTTGTTGTTCTACAGAATCCCCAGCAAACATCTTTTTAAACAGCGGTGGATTCTCTGCTTCTTTCTCAGCTTCTTTTATGTCAGAAACTAATCCGTACCAGTGTCCTAACTTTTGTGCTACGTGTTCAATTTCAGCACCTTTAGATACAAGTATCTGTACGCCCTTGAACGTAGTAGACGCCATTGCTACCAAAGATACGGGGTCCATAGTTTACTCTGGCTTCGTAGGCCATGTGATAGTCTGTGGAAACCCTGACTGCCCCGGCACATCACGAAGAGCTTGGCGGTATGTTGCCCATTCTGTTGACAGTGTTAGATCGCTAGATGCTCGCCAGTCCGTATCAACTAACAATCTATCTCTTTTGGCACGTTCTTTTTCTGCCTTTCGGTTGTCAGCATCCGCAGTCCATGCCGCTTCTGCCGCATCAAATTCAGCTTCTTCTTCAGCAGTAAAAGGGACGTTCCCATTAGCCGTTGCGTGGTAT